CTGACCTGGATAACCACCCATTAGTCCTGTTACTCCTGTACCATAGTAACCCATTCTTTCATAAGGCTCGTAAGCTGCCATTCTATTTGCTTCTCTTTGTGCATCTCTGACTGCTTGAGCTTGTGCTTGTTGTGTAGCTCCTACTGTTCCCATTGTTCCAATTTGTCCTGCAACTAATTGTGGTGTTAATGAGGCAAGGCCTGATTGATATTGTCCTAGTCCTTGTTGATACTGGCCAAGTCCCATTTGGTTAGCATAATCTTGTTGTCTAGCAGCTTGTGCTTGACCGTATCCTTGTTGTAGCAAGCCAGCTTGGATCGCTGCTCGGTTTCTATCGCTTGCTGCTTGATATTCACCTAATTGTACGCCTGTTCTGCCTGCACCCAATGCGCCGATCCGTGATGCAGCATCCAAAATTCCTTGTTGTCCTTTTTGAGCTTGTATATCATATTCATCTAATGTCGCATCTATAACTGATTGTTGATAAGGAGACATGTAAGAAGCAATTGATCCTGCTCCTGTTCCTGCTCCTGTTCCTGTAAGCGCTGCCGCAGCTGCGCCATAATCAGCTGCCGCTGCACCATAATCTTGAGCACCCATCATGTCTGTAGGTGTGCCAGCAAATGCTCCTTGTCCTGTTAGGTAAGGTTGATATGCACCTAATCCTGTTCTAGCTAATGCTGCTGCATCTAATTGTAATTGATCTTGACCTACTACTGTTGGTGCAAATTGTTGTGTTGCTATTGGTTTAGATGTTAAATCTGTTAAACCTTTAGCATAATCTTTACCAATTGATTCTATAAACGGTGCGGGTAATGTTCTTGTTTCTTGTACAGCCATTAGTTTACAACCTCACTTAATCTTTCCGACACACTAAACATGTCTTTTGCTTGTCTATGTCTTCTTCCTTGTTCTTCTAGTGTTTCCATCATATCTTCCATTACTTCAGCGCCTCTGTCAACGTCTCCATTACCAGCGCCTCTAACAGCATCAGCTGTCATTACAAATTCATTTAAACTTAATCTAGCTGGAACATCATCCTTCTTTTCATACTCACCAATAGGTACAAAGCCACCAGTTTCTCTATAATCTTTTTCCATTCCACCAAGGTCCATGATCCCTCCTTCAGCTCTAGCGACTCTTCCACCTTCAGCTACATTTAAATAATAATTTGGATAAGGGAACATAACATTTCCTGTTGTAAAAGGAGTTACTGTTTGACCGGATCTAATGTTAGCCATTATGTTATCCCAATCAGCTACTTCTTTACGTCTTTCAGCCATTAACCTATCTAAATTTTGTTCTCCTGGATTTGCTTTAGTATATAGACCACCAGCTAACATTGCTGCTGGAATAGTTACCATTGGATTTTTTAAAGCTTTACCAGCCATTGCCATTAAACCTGTTGGTTCTGCTATTGGTGCATTAGCTGCTACAGAAGCCGGTAAAGATAAATTGTGTGGCATTCCTATAGCATCTTTAAGTATATTTTTTACTTGAACTTTAGGAGTAGATGCTGTAGATGCTTTTGGAAACATACCTTTTAAATTTGTCCAACTTGAAGCTATGTTTGATCCAACTGTTGCTGGGTTGTATGTACCTAATTTAAATAAACCTTTCATACCTCCACCAGCTCCAATATTAGCTGCTCCTGCTGTTGCCATATACATTAAAGCTGCTTTACCTAAATCACTTTTAGCAAATTTCTTAACGCTCTTAACTAATTTACTTCCTAATTTTTTAACAGGTTTAAATATTTTTTTAACTAAACTTCCTAGACCGTAAGGTACTCTTCCGCCTTCTGCCATAGGGAATTGAATTTTAAATAATTTATATGTATCAAAATCCATATACTCTTCACCTGCTTCTTCTTTTTCAGCTTTATATTGTTCGTATTCTTCTTCATCAGTTACTGGTCCACCATTATCAAACCCTGCTCTTCCGCCCTTAGCTTTTCCATAAATTATTTCATCTATTGGATGATCAAATTGATGTTCATCACTATAATCAATAACATCTCTTTCCATTTTTCTTGCACTTGCTGCAACACTCTCAGGAGTAATCATACTCATAGCTCTATCAAGTCCAAGTATACCTAACCCTGGAGTCTCCATAACTTTATCCATTTGAAGCATTGCAACCATGTCTTCTAGAGATGTTTCTTCGGAAGCGTTAGGAAATTTTTTAAAAAACTCATCAAAAATTTGTTTTAAAGCTGTTTCAGCCATTCCACTCATTTCTATTTGAGCTTTTTGTGATGGTGAAACTTGAGACCTGAAACTTGGATCATCAGCAAAACCGCCTTCAGCAGCAAACATAGTTGATTGTTGTGTATCCCATGGTTGCTTCTCAATAGGTGCATCATATAAATAAGGTTTAACCGGTGGTGTCATAACATCTTCTGTTAAAGTAGCTATACCACTAGGTGTTCTGTCAATCATAGTTTCATCAACCATCATTCCTCTAGGTAATACAGATGGTTGTTCCATTCGTGGTATATCGTATGATGCTCTATCCGTAAAAGGTAAACCTCCAGTTATCATTTCTATAATAGCTTTTTGAATATTTTCTGGAGTAATAGGTAAACCTCGTTGTCTTAAATAATCCATAATCATTTCTTGTCTACTTGGACCAGTTTCTACAACTTCTTCATCTTCTACTACATCCATAATTCCACCTTCTTGTTTTTTCTTTCTTTTCTTTTTCCAACCATATTCATCATAGTCTTCTGGATTTTTTAATCTCTCATAGTAACCTTTGTAATCAGCCACATCTTCAACATCTGGATTAGCTATTCTCCATTCCCTCATGTCTTCTATTTCTTCTATGACTGGAGGATTACCCAGTTTTGGTGGATCAATTCTTCCACCTTCAGCAGCCATCTCTGTTGGTACAATTTGTTTTTCAATATCCATCATTTCATCAGGTTCAATAATCATTTCATCTTCTGATTGGAATTCATTTATATCGTCATCATCATATCCTTGAGCAGTAGCCATTTTAACTTTTACAAAGTCCTCAAATTCTCCTTGAAAACCTTTAGCTACCATTTCTTTATATTCTTTAATTAGTTGCATTAAAGCCTGAGCTTCCTCTGCACCTAATTGTTTAAGGATATCTTGAAATTCTGGATCTGTTCCAAGATCCATTTCCTCTTCTGTCATTAAATCTATTTGATCGTCTATTGCCATAATTTTGCCTAAATCATTAATCTACTTGGTTTTTGCAAATAAATCAAGCTTTGGCACCTCCACTATTACGTCCCTTTTAATATCTTCAGGGTTAATTCCTTTGTTTTTCCATTCATCTTCAGTAGTATATTCTTCTCCCGTAGTCTTATGCTTTATAATAGTCTTTGTTTTAGCATATATCACAGGAATCTCCTTACCTTCTATTGTTATTTTATCACTCATTAGGCTACTACCTCTTTTTTAATATTTAAATAACTAATAGCTACATCAAAAGAACCTGTATTACTTGACTGCACTGTCAAAGTAGTTCCTCCTTCTACAACCATAGGCATTGTTAATAATTCTCTTGTTTCATTAGCTGTTAAAGCTGCTGATTTTATTGCTGTTATAGCGTTATTTAATACTGTAACTGTAGGCGTTGACGCTGAAGTTACTTTAATGGATTTAACTATATAGGTTTCAGAAGCCTGTGGGTTTTGAACGCTGCCACTGGTACCAAACATAGTAAGAGCGTTACCTGTGGTATCATTATCTACTCCATAAAATTTAAATTCGTTTACTACTGCCATTAATTTATAAAGAAGTTAAATGCTTCTATTTCCTGTTTTATTTCTTCTTGATATGTGGTGTTTAGTTTTTCTATTACACCATCTAAATCTCTTATTAAAGAGTGAGCTACAGCTGCATCGTACTGCTCTGAAGCTCTAGTTATAACTTGTACTATCTTTGCCATTATACTTGTGCTGTTACTCCTATGCTTTGTAAATAATCATTATACTCATCTTTTGTTGTAGGTTCTTGTTCACCAAATCCAAAAATTCCAGTATCATAAACACCTAAATCAGGATTAGTTATTGTGTCATAAACTGATCCAGGTGAAATTAAACCTTCTTGTAAAGCAAATTTTTTCTTATCAATAAATCTTTTTTGTTGATCAGTTAATTCTGCTCTTAAATTATTTTCTGGTAAAGACGTACTATAATACATCTGATCACCGATTGTTCTTGGAGTTCTATACATTCTTTGAGCCTCCACAGGTTTAACTCCTCCAGTGTATGCATCATAAAGAGTAACACCATCTGCAGACACGCCTGGTGAACTAAAAATTTGTTTAGGTCCTAAGTAAGGAAAATCTGCCTTATTGTAAGGAACTCCTGGAGCTTTTTCTGTTCTAAAAGATTCCATAAATTGTTTTTCTTCTAAAGGTATTAATTTTTGAGGTAATGATCCACTAGGTTCATAAGTTTTTGTCATTAATTTTTGTGTTAATGGTGTTGTTTTTGTTCCTAATGCTAATTCATTATCAAAATCGTTATAATAAGTTGGAGTTACTCTATTTTCATATAAACCAAGTTGATTATATTGAGACATATCTCTAGGTTTTCTAAATTTATTTGCTAGGTTTGCTAAAATACCCATTATTCCAAAAGATGGAAATGCATCTCTCGTTTCTCCAAATTTTTCATAATCAGAATAATAGCCAAAGTTAGGTCCTCCAGGAGTACCTCTTGTTTCAAATTTAGGTTTACCAAAGAAAGCAGGCATTCCTTTTATGCCTCTATAACCAGGAGCTCCTCTACTAAATAAATTTCCAAAGAAACTTGGTTGACCATAAGATTTATACCCCGAACCTATGTATTTATTTTTGTAAGTACCATCTGGTTGTTTAACATTTACATATTCTGGAACAGCATATTTTCTAGTCTTTGGTCCTGTTTGTACAGTTTGACCAATATTTTGTTGACCAGTTAAAATATTTCTCATGTGTTGTTCGTGTTGAGATTGAGCCTGGCTGCTTCTATCTGGTCCTCCTGGACTAGATTGTCTACCTGCTGGACTTCTATCTCTAGTATAATCTCCTTGAGAATCTAAAGACATAATTCCAGAAGGACCTTCATTAGGGCCTTGAGATAACGAACCATGTAGATCCGCTCTCATAATCAAATCTTTTTCAGCATCTGTAATATAAGCTAATTCTGTTGGAGGTGATTCAGGTCCTGATCTCCAAAATTTAGGAGCGGTAACCATTGGTTGATTACCTAAATAATTTTTCATACCTCCTTGGTCACCTATACTCATTATTCCACCACTGGATCTTAATTCTCTTGGTAATTGCATTCTTCCTATTGGCATTATCTTCTTCCGTCCGGTTGTATGTCTAGTCTAAAGGTTCCTAATTTCCAGTCTTGTGCTGTTCCTGTATTAGCAATCTTTAGAGAAACTGCTCGTGCTCTTGCACGAGTATCTACTTTAGTCGTACTTGAGCTAATTGTAAAGGGTCCTAATGGAGAACTTGCTTGTGAGCTATTAGGATAATCTCTAAGGTTTAATGTAATTTGAGTATTGCCTGTTTGAGATATGAAGTCAGGTAAGAATCTTCTAATCTTCATTAAAAACTCTCCATCTCCTTGAAGCGTAGCTCCTCCTTCTTTAGTAACTGTTATATCATAATCTCCAGATTCAACGCTGGCAGCAATAGCTGTAGTAGATCCTGCTTCTACTTGATCTGTTCCTGTTTCGTGTTCAAAATATGCTGTTCTACCATCAGTATTTCCTACAACATCAAAGGATACGTCATTCCCTGCTGTGTATTGTGTACCATGGGGTTTACCAAATACAGCAGAATCAGACCATGTAGTTCTATTTAAACTACTAGTAACCCATATTTGTCTCTGTGGACTTGAATCTAAATAGTTATAACTAACCATTCTATTAACTACTTCTGAACTATTACTTGGATAGAACCAATATATTTCTCCAAACAAATTATTTAATCCACAATTAATTAATTGTTGAGCTGTGGTATTTAAATCATCATAAACATAGTCTTCAACTAAGCATTGCATAGATTCTAGTCTACCTGTAAATCTAAAGAAACCATTTTCTGACATCCAATATGCAGCGCCATCTACCTCGATTGCAGCGTTCATTCCAATTAAACCACAGTTAGTTCCTACTTGTGAAAAGGCAAATACAAACGGAACTCCAACAAATCTCATTGTAAATGCAGCAGTATCAGTCCATACATATGTTGCATCTCTACCTCTAACAGCTCCCATGATCCGTGATCCGTCGGCCAGTCTTTGTGAACCAGCTGTATTGGTTGAGGTAATAGCCCATGTATTAATATCTTCTCGATTAGACCATCTAATAAACATATCATCTTGAGTAGTAGATGTACCAATAGTTGTTTCAGTTCCAAAACATACTAAGTGTCTATCAGGAGTAGATACAATCATATCACGGGACGCGGTTGGTGCACCACTGATAATGGTTGCTCTATTTTGAGTAGCATTTGTCGCATCTGAGTCCCATTCAAATATAGGACCATTGTGAATTAGAGCTATTAATTTTTTACCAAAACTATCTAAGCTCCATAAACCAGGATCAATTACATAGTCTCCACTAGCAGCTTCTCCCCATCCTACATAATCTGAAGTATTAGTAACAGTATCTCCACCACTATGACTAGCAGCTGTGGTGTTTCTAACTCCTCTAGTAACACCAGTTAAAGTATTGGTAGATATACCTGTGTAAGAAATTTCTTCAGTTCCTATTTGAACGTAGTTAGTACCTGATGAAGGAAATTGAGATGCATCTGTTAAAGCTATTGTTGTAGTTACTGCATTAATACCAGCACTTAAAGTTGTAGTTGCTTCTCCAGAAACAGTACCTCCATATTGTCCCAAACTCCAACCATAACCAGGAAGCTGAGTTGCTGGTCCTACAGGATAATAGTGTTGAACTCTAATACCACCAGAAGTAGTTGCACCACTTCCTGTTTCAGCACTAGACATTGTTATAGTAATAGTACTAGCTGTAGGCACTGTTGTTACCATAAATTTTTTATCGTCAAAATCGGAAGCACTATAATTAGAATTTGTAATAGCTGTAAAATTATCTAAATAAACAATATCCCCAGCAGCAATATTATGGGGAGAAGAAAAAGTAATAGTTACTGAAGTAGAACCATTAGTTGTAGTAAAAGCATTACTTAATGTATTAGTAGATTTAATAGGGTGAATGTCATAGAAGACACCTCCTGTGTATACATATAAAATTCTATTAGTTCCTATAGCTGAATATTTAAAACCAGAACTATTAACAAATTGATGTTGAGCCCGAGCAGCTCCTGTTATATAGTTTTCTCCTAATTGATTCCACCCACCTATTTTTTCAGGTGTGCCATATCTAAATCGTACATAATCTCCACCTGTCCATTGTCCTTCTGCTCCTGTAGGGGTGACTTGTTTGTTGAACCCAGGTAAGATATCTATCTTTTGTAACATATTAATATCCTGTTTTAATAATTGTATATCAGATTTAAGGAGAATTCAAAGGGTTAAGTAGGGGGAGGGTGATTGGTGGTGTCTCCCCCCACAGACTTATTTTATATACTATTTTTTAGAAATAGTCAACTTAGATCCTTTAAACCAAGCTGGTAGGCCTAGTAAAGGTCTTTTATCTAATGCGTTTTCTTTAGCAGCTTTTGAATTAGCTCTGTTGTAATGTAAGAATACTTGTCCACAATTTTTACCTGTAAACTCTTCTCGCCAATGTTCTAAATCACAACCAGAATATATAAGCATATCACCCGGTTTTAAATCTACTTTAATACCTGCTTGACCTGTTTTACCTGTAGGATCTAGATAAATGGGCCATGGGTCACCCCCTAAATTTAATGTGGTAGATATTTCACAAGAATATCTATCTTTATGTCTAGCCAATACATCCCCTTTTTTATAAATTCTTGCATAAGAATAAGTTTCAGATAATTTTAATCCTGTATGTTTTTCCATAACAGTT